CCGGGTTGGGGTCCTTTACTGGTTAAGTGGTGGACTTCACCAGTGCTGGAGAGGTGAGCAGGGCTTCCCTGCACTCACTCAGCAGACCAGTTTGTAGCGGCGAGTATTGTACTCGCGCCACAAGCCTCCTCACTCCCTGGACTGTCCAGGATTTGAGACGACTATGCTGGGGCACCCTTTTGGATGCCAGACGTTTACTCAAACGCCGTACCATCCGGTAATACCGGTGGTACCCAGCATGTCCAGCGGGCACATTTGTGAAATGCGCCCACTGACCAAGTGTGTCTCGACTTTCGTCGAGGACACGGACAAGAGAGGGCCAGAGTTGGCCCTCTATTGTCAAGCCAAGTTGCAGTGAAAGCACTGCAATCAGCTCCTCAGTGACCCGTTCCGCGGAATCCGCGGGGTAGGCCCTGCTCCAGGCCATGCCAAGCATGGCCCGAAGCTTCCTGAAGTCCTTGCTATCATGGATAGCGGACGCCAGTTTACGGCATAGCGAAGGCGCTGCCTCACCGAAGCGGTGAGGCATGGCCTCGAGACCACCCCATGAAATGGGGAGGAATGCCATTCCACCGAGTCGGGGTACGTACCCCGCCCAGTGGTGTGCGATGGTGGATAAGATCCGCCATCTCACCTTGCCGACAAGGGACCAAGTCCGTTGTCGGACCTTCAGAGGATAGGGAAACCCTGCCTCTGAAGGCGTACTGTCGACCATAAAGCGAACAGAAAAGTTCTGCTTCGCTTCGACCAACGTACAGTTCTGCAAGCGGTAAGACCGCTCGCAGAACAGACCCCGATCCTTCGCAACGAAGGACTTATCGAGGTTGATAGGCATGCCAGTCAATAACTGAATGCCCCCTTGGTACGTCTGAATCTGTTCAGACGTCCAAAGGCCAATCAGATCGTCACCTTTGAGGTGGAACGATCTCAATGGGATTCCCATTGCCCAGCAAGCCCACGCATGGGCGAAGCTAAGGATAGGCCAGGAACATGGTATACCCATTAAGGTACCCGTGTTGATAGGACAATTATCAATTGTCCCCCCGGTCACCAGCTCGAAGGGAACCTCGAGCTCGTCAGAGAAAGCTCTGATGATGTGGTGGCTCAAGTTGTCAGTAGCAGACTGGAGGTCTGCGCTGAAGACTTGATATGGCCCTTCGTCGCGATTCTCGCAACGGAGCGCGTTGTAGTCCTCCTCCGAGGAGGTCCTACAACATGGCAGCTGCTGAAGCTTCTTCAGCAACTGCCTCCGGTAGGACTCACTTTGGTGGGTCCTCACCGGATCGGAGCATGAGACGACCCTCGTCTTGTAGCCCCACTCTGAGATGGGCACGCTGCGTGACTCCATCTCAAAGGGCAACTCGGAGAGGTACTCTCCCATGTCGCCCAGACGCTCGCTGATGGCGTTCCACGGCCATCCGAGCCCGGGGAAGATTGCGACTTCACAATCTTCCTCGTCCGGAGGTCCTAGACAATCTAGGAATTCCGGTTCAAGAAGGTCCTTGACCTCTTGAGATCTACCTCCCTCCCGACGGGAGAAGGCGTAAGACGCCGACGGAGAGGTAAAGGAAGGCTTGACGGGCAAGTACCCGCAAGGCTCCACGTGAAAGTGCGACAGGAACTTCCTGATGCTCTTCACATAGTCCAGGGCCGGTAAGACCGACGGCTGGGCCAGGGTCAGATGTTGTTTTACAACAGCTGCCTCTACAAGGTGAGAGGGCGCTTTAGGAAGCGCCCGCCCACCCATGGATAGCTGAATTAAGAATTCACTTGTCCATATGGACCGCTTAGCAACCGTGAGTTGCCCTACAGCAGTCCGGGCCTCGTCGAGAGAGCCGGTAAGACCGGCCTTTCGACAAGTATGACAAGCACCCTTTAGAGTGCGAATCATACGGTTTGCACCGCCCATGGTTGCCATGGAGCGGAGCCGTCTAGCAATCCAGGTCAGAAACCTGAGTTGTAGGGACACGGACATCCCCTCGAACGTCGTTCGAGTAGACTTAGCGTAGTGAAGAGCTAAAAGCATCTTCACAACGCCCACCTTTAAGCCACGTGTTTCAGACGAACCGCTGAAAAACGCGTTGGTGACTGTGCTCAGGGCTTCCCTGACACACGGCCTTAGGTTCTCACGCTTCGTGAGGACTTGGACAGGAACAGAAGTTTCCTGCCTCAAGGCGCTATTAATGACTTGAAAAAGTTCTATCA